AGCGATTGTGGATGATTCATTTCTTGCATTACCAAGCTCTATTTCAACCAACTCGCTATCGGCCTCAACAAAGCGAAACACATCTTCTGATTTACCATAACTAAAAATAGTTTTTTGACTTAAAACTTCTAATAACACCTCACCTGTTGCTACAGAAACCATGCGCATACTTATAGTTATGTTGTCCTCCCGGTACATAACACTTTTACCTATGCCTAAATATCTTGCACCTGCGCCACCACTTTCTAGGTTCGCTTCATAGGATATGACAGCACCTTCTATTAAAATACCTGCAAACAATAAAGGCCTAAGTGCTTTTTTCTTTTCTTCTTCATTGTCAGATTGTTCTCTTGCAGACCTAATAAGTTGCCTTTCTTTTGTTAAATTATCCAAACCAACTCTTTCAACCACTCTAAAAAACTTGCCGTCTCCTGCATGTTTTAAAGCTCTTATAAGTAAAGCGTTTGGTTGTTGCGTGATTGCAGTGCTGAATAAAGCAAACTCGCTGTTGCTTTTTCTTTGCCCTGTTTGGTCTGTAAATGATAAAGGATATACAGCAACTACTGGACTTACTTCAGGTATAGGAACATTTTTAAGCTCTACAGATTGTAGTTCTTGTATAGTTGCTACGTCTTTTGAAAACCTTTGTTCGTAAGTATCTTCAAGCTGATGCGTTATAGAACAACTAGAAAGTAAAAGTGCCAATAGGTATGACGATTTCGGTAACTGTGCCATCTGCTTCGGTTATTTTTAGGGTTAATGTTACGCCATCACTCGTATATTCAATTGTGTTCCCCTCTAAAGTAATGACACCTTCGCTTTGCGGCGTTTCACCAAACAAATTATTAACTAACTGTCTGCTTAATTCAGCATACACCCTTGATTCAAGATTGCGCATAAATCTAGCTAACGTAGAGTTTTCTTTTTCTCTTTCTATTTCATCTTGTAGTGCTTTTATTTCTTCTTTAATAGTAAGCTTACGAGTGTACTGTTGATTTTCAATTGTCAGATAATGACTTGAAGTGCCGACACCACTAAATGAGGGAGACTTAAATTTATGTGTAATAGTGTCTGCTTTTAAGTTTACTGCAAGAATCCCAAAAAATAATACAAAACCTATAAAAACCAAACTTACTGTAAGTCTATATTTTTCTAGTTCTAGTTTTTGTATTTGTTTTTTTGTTTTTTGCTTTGTCATCATGCAATACCTCTTTATTTTTATTTTTTAATACAGTATTAACTTTAGTCTGTAATCGTATCATATCTTGGTCTAGTAGGCGAAGTTGGTCAGTAAGTCTAATTATGGTTGTTTTCATGTCGTCTACCGCAGGGTCAATAACATTGTTTATGGTTTGCCATACGTAATAAACAAAGTAACCAAGGCCTACGACCATAACAACAGGAAAACCAAATTCTGCTATGAGTTGTGAAATACTAATCTCTTCTTGCATCTATCTTGCCGTCTTCTACAAAATTTTCTGCTCTAGCTATCCTATCTAAATCAGGTGGTAAATTTAAGGCTGACGATACAGATGTATCAATTTTAATTATATCGTTATTCATTATTGAGGCTCTGGTTATAAGCATTTTTGTAATGCCTTGCACAGTTTTTATATCGTCAACTAAATTACCCATAAGTTGCTTCATTACAAGAAATATAAAGTAAGCCATGACGAGTGCGCCTGCAATTGGCACACCAACCTCAGCTATGAGGTTAAATATTTCCACTACTTATCTTCGCCTTTGAAACTTTTTGATGCACCAGATGTGCCTGCGTAAAGACCAAACCATGCTGCACCTGCACCAACAACAACAGATATAAGACCTGATTGTTCAAAGTTTGGTGCTTCTAAGTCCATAAACCACATAACTGTTGTGTATAACAATATAATGTATACAGTCAAAAAGGCTCTTGGAAATATTCTCCAAGAATCTACAGCTTGTGCTAAATGAATCCATTTTTGATGAGGGTTTACATTTTTGACATCTTCTAATTCTCTAATTTTGTCTTTAAGTTCGCCTATTTCTTGAATCATAGCCATGAACTTATTAAGGTCCATCTCTACTTCGTTTCTATCCATGTCTCCGCCAAAACGTCCACTACCCATGTTATCCATAATTTACTCCTCTGGTATAAATTTTCCTAATTTAATTAATTTGTCTCTATTAACTAGATGTTCTGCTTCTATGTCGTCTTTGCTTTGACCAAAATAAGCCACTGCAAGGTAATTTTTAACCATTAATTCGTTTAAATCTTCATCGTCAGCAATAATAGAGCCTAAAACTCTACCAAATTTACCTTTTTTATCAAGTTTGGTTTTTACTTTCACAAGTTTAGCCTCTGCTATTTTGTCTTTTATAAATTGTGACGCTAGTTTACCCCTAGCTTTTTCGTCTAAGTCCCGAGTCCGGGACTCAGGTGTGTCTATGCCGTACAAGCGTATACGAGATTTGTATATAATGTCGAAGCCGCAGTCAATTTCTGCATCTACTGTATCACCGTCTACAACTCTAGTGATATTACACTTGTATTCGTACATTATTTGTCTTTGGCTCTACCAATATTTAATGCTAATAAATCTATTAACTTATATAGCTTGCCAATCCAAACGTCATCTTTTGGCGTTGGTGTACTAGCTGCTATAAGGCTGCTTACTGTAACAATAGCTGTTACCCATGCAATTATTTCTAATATCATAACCACTCCTTTATTTTATTTAAGTTAAGAACAAATATTATTATAGTGTAAAAACACGTTATTTTCTAAAAAGTTGTGTTTTAAAGTATGAAGGTAATCCAATCATGGGTCTGCCATCAAACTTATTATTTTCAGCATTTTCACCACTTGCATCGTTGTAGTGTAAAAAAACCTGTCCACAATCTTCACCTGTGAATGGCTCACGCCAATGCTCTAAATCACAACCACGATACATGAGCATATCACCTTGTTTCAAGTTCACCTCAATATTAGGTTCTAAATATATTGACCACTCATCTCCACCTAAATGCATTGTAGTTGATATTTCACAAGCATATCTGTCTATATGTTTATGCAATTCATCACCTTTTTTATAAATTCTAGCGTATGAATAGGTTTCAAGAAGTTTTAAGCCTGTTTTTTTTTCCATAATAGGTTTTACTTTCTGTAATAAGGTTTCCATAGCTATATCTGAATAATGTGAATAGGTTTCTGGTACTTGTGAGTCATTCCAAACTCCAAAATATTCAGTAAACTGTGATATGTATTTTTCATCAAACAAATGTCTTGCTACTTTTCTTTTGTTTAAAAAATATTGATAACAAAAATCTGCTAGTTCTTTTGATATAGCACTTCTAATTATTTGATACTTATTTTTTTTAAAACTCATTGAAAATTTACCACCATAACTAATCTTTTTTCATCTATGTCAGGACATTCTTGATAATGTGTTAGTTTGCCATCAAACATAATTACATTGTCTTCTTTTGGGTTTGAATAAAATTTTTGGTCATCTTCTCCCAAAACTATTGTTCTACCTTTAGTAAAATTGTTTAGATAAACTATAAGAACTTTATGAGGTAACTTTGTATCTATGTGGGGTATGCTTTCTTGAAACTTACTGTGTAATGTTAAATTTATGTTCATACGATATATAACTTCAAAATCTATACTATTAAAATCTAATATATCTTTGAAAATATAATAAAATTCTTCAAAATAGTTAGAAGCACTCCTTGGTAAAGCAGGGACTTTTTCTCCGTCTATTTCATGTGCAGGTCTTCCTAGAAGACAATGATAAAACATGCTCATATCATCTTTATCTGTACCATAAACAGTCTTATCAAGATAATACCAAGGGAAATTTTGTCCAGATACTATTTTTTTTAGATTTTTATAATTTTCTGTTAGGGGGTTTTTTAGTTCTGTTATCATTTAAACGGATATCCTAAATTCCAACACACTAAAGAGTGTCGTATACCTCTTGTTATAGGTTTTACTCTATGCCAAACAAAAGAGGGAAATACAATTATACTACCTTTTTTTCTAATTTCTTTACATATTCTTGGCTGAGAGCCTTCATCTGTATTTCTAAAATCAAACTCTAAATCACCACCCTCATATTCTCTAGGGTTAGTAAGTGATATAGTCATGCTAAGTTTTCTTAATTTACCATGTACATTTTCATTATCTGGCTGGTTATAAGGTTCTTCGTGTGAATCACAATGCCAATCGTAAAATTGACCTTTTTTATATTCAGTAAATTGACAAGCCTCTGACCAATCCCATTGAAAATTCCATTCGGCAAGTGCATTTGCTTGGCGCACATAAGGTTGTATTTCATTATATATCCATCGGTCTGACATCCAAACAACATCGGATTTGCGTTTTTTTTGTATATTTTTAAGTTCAAGTTTGCTTATATTTTCAGACTGAGCATGGCCTGTAAGAGCTATTTCTTTATCTTGCTCTTTACCATAACGAACTATTTCATCACATATTCTTTCTGGTATAGCTGACTGAAAGTACCAGTAATACCATTTAAGATTCATTTTTTATCGTTTTAATTTGTCCAAGTACCAGCTTTTACAAAATCGTAAACTTCATCTAAACTCCAAACTCCTGAAGCTCCAGATACAAAATCTACTTCAGGTTCTTTGGTTATAACTACTCCAGAACCTCCATTTGAACTTGCTGGAGCTGCTGCTCCTGCTCCTCCTGCTCCTACAGTAATGGTGTAATTTGTACCACCTACAACAGTAAGTGTAGATTCAGCCGAGGCACCACCGCCAGAGCTTTCACCCGGCACAGAACATCTATAGCCTCCAGCTCCACCACCGCCACCAAAGTCTTGGAAAGCAGTAACGTTACTTGCCCAGCCACCGCCTCCGCCACCTGTATTAGCTGAACCTGCTGAAATTGTATTAGCTGGATTACCTCCATTACCACCACCTCCAGCACCTCCAGTACCAACAGTTCCAGCACCGAAGTAGTATTGACCACCACCACCGCCACCTGCTCTTGTTACAGATGAGCCAGTTATTGATGATGCAAGTCCATCACCTCCGTCTCCACTTTTGGCTCCTGCTGGTTGACCATGATGAGGTACGTTATCTTGTCCTTTTTCACTTGCTCCTCCGCCACCGCCAGAAAGGTCTGTTCCTCCGTGTGCTGCTCTTATACCAGCACCTCCGGGAAATCCTTGATTGGCTGTTCCAGTACCAGTAGCAAAACGACCTCCGCCGCCACCAGAACCTCCCGGTTGTGTGCCGGGGTTTGGTGTAAAAAAACCTGTATCACCACCACCACCTCCAGTTGAGGTTACAGTTGTAATAGGAGTTCCTGCTATAGAAGAATCTCCACCTCTAGAGCCTACAGTAAATGTTGGAGCTACGGGGTGACCTCCACCTCCACCACCACCTGCGATAATAAGGTATTGTAGTTCTGTTGTATGTGTTGCTGTAGTTAAAGTACCACTAGAATTAAAAGTAGTTGTTACTGCACTTTGTGTGCTTGTTTGTACTGTATTGTTTGGTCCAATAATTCCACCGTTACCATCTGACATAGTTAAACCTCATTCCAAGTAAGACCTGTGTAATCCCACTCATAGTCTGTTTCTGTTTCTAAATTATTCCCTGTATGGGTTTTACCTATCCACTTTTGATTGGTTTCATCCCATAATATTTCAATAGGATTAGAGTTTACTTCTTTAACATTAGGATAAGTTACAGGTGCTTCCCAATCATCGTTAGAGTCTAAAACCCAAGAATCGACTT